GGTTTATATTTTGATTTCCAACCTTTCATTGGTAAAGGTTTTCCTTTTACATTTATAATAAATGTTTTTTCAGGGTCTAAACCTCTAATACCTAATTCAGGTATTTGTCCTATAGAAGTACTTTTTCCACTTCCAGAATCACCCACTATTGCTATTGCATTTGCCAATTTTAAATTTTTTTTAATTCGTTAATATATTTATATACTTTTTTTATACCTTCAACATCATCTGCCTTAGGTAGTTCTTTAAAGAAATCTACTGCACCATTAAAAAATAATGGTAGTTTCTTATTTGCTACTCCTTCTCTGTCTTTGAGTAACGTCATGGATCTATACTTATCCCTAAACATAGAAATATCATAACCATCATGTTGAGATATTTTATATCTATCTGGGGCAAATAGACCTAATATTACATTAGCATCTCTTTGAGTAGTTTTATTGTCCCCTAAACCATCCATNGATGGTTCTAATTTTTGTTCTATTGTTTCTCCTTTGTAATTTATTTCAATTCTTTCCTTATCAGAAGCTTGCTGTTGAATTACAACAGGAATAAATCCAAATTTATCTCTAAAATGTAAACAATAATCTGAAGAAAATTTACTCATTGTTTGCCATTGAGTTAATCCTGTCTCAGATTGTAATAAAGAAATATGGTCAATTAGAATAATAACATAATGTTTAGAATCATATTTTTTATAATATGATATTTTTTTATATGTTTCTCCTATACCTGTATTTACTTCTTCTACTTCTTTAGGTGTAAATGGATTATTATTTTTGTCATAATAAGTCCCCACTGTCATAGCATAATTTCTTATATACTTATAGATACCAGTAGGATTTCTAATATTATCAATTATATCTACTGTTTGTAGAAATTCATTGACATATTCTTCTGCTTCTTTAATTTTTTCAAGGGTATCATTATCAATAGTATTAAACCTGCCTCTAGATTGTAATTGTTTTATAGAAATAACAATATTATATTTTGTAAATAGATATTTTGAAATTTCTGATAAAACAATTTTTTTCTTTGACTCTTCTAATGAAAAGTATTTAATAGTTAATTTAATACCACTTTCAGGGTGATTTTTTATAAACTGATAGGGGTTATGTATAAAAAGATACCTTGCTAATTTACTTTTACCTCATTTTATATTATCCTATAAGCTCTTTATCTTATAGTTCTACACTTTGTTTTGTTATTTGTGTAGTTTGGACTATCTCATCTTGTATTTACAAGCCCTTATTTCGTGTCAGATTTACATTAGTTAGCTATCTGTTAGTCTCTAAACCTTTCTACATACTTTAATACTATTCTGTAGCTTGGTAATTGATTGTCCTCTTCAGGGGTTTCCAATTTTAAAAGGGTTTTACGGGGGCAGGTGAGTTATTGCCTTCTATATGGTTTATTTGTATTAGGATTTATACTAATAGTTTTAATATTAGTATCTCCTTTGTAGTAAAAAATATATCCTTTACATTGTTGCATTTTACCTTTTAAAACTCTGTGAATTGATGATTCATTTATATACATTTCTATAGAACAATCTCTAATAGTATAATAACTATTAACAAATTCTCCTTTTGTAGTATATACATCTATTTCTGTATGTTTTGTTATGGGTAAACCTTCTGTATATCTTTTTTTTAATGTTTCGGAAATTTTTATTCTACTTTTTTGTGATAAAATATTTCTAACCACTTGAGTAGTTATATTATATTGTGGTTTTAATAAGTCTATGTAATATTGTTCTAAATATGTTAAATCTTCATTGTTATGCTCTCTTAAACAAAAACAAATAAATAAATTTTCTCCATTTTTATTAAAACTATTTTGCAAAATTATATTTTCATGTTTTCCTTTTCTTAATAAAGAAAAATGTTTTTGTAATCTTTGCCAGATGTTTTTAGAACTTCCAATATATTTCTTATTATTTTGTATATTTAATATACAATATATTCCACTTTTATTTTTTAATTTATCATCAATAATAACCATTGTTCTTTGTATTTATAATTTATACAAAGATATAAATTTATTTTATTATATGCAAATTTATTTTTTCTTCACCCCACTTGATGCAGTTAAAATATAATAAGTATCTTGTTCAATTCCTGGTAGATACCTCTCTAATCTTTCCATTCCCATAAATGGAATACAGTTAAAATAACCTTGTTGGTGATTTTCTCTGTTTTGTATGATTTCATCATATATTTCATTAAAATTCATATTACATCATCTCTATATGTTTGTTCTATAGTTTTGTTTTTAGGTATTCTTTCTACATAATCTAATAACATAGATGTACCATCTTGTTCATATATAAATTTATGAGATTTTTTACAGTAAATAGAATTATCTATTGTCTTTAAATACATTTTTGTAGCTTCTATCACATCTTCTTTTCTAATTGAAGGATTATTTACAAAAAATTTTTTCATTCTTCTTAAAACATCTATTTTAACACCTTTTCTCTCTGGATTTACTTGTTTAAACATTTCCATCCAATCAGATATCCACTCAAATCCATTTTCTATTTCTTCAAATAAACTTATATTCCATTTTAATTCATCATTACTGTAATCTTTGGTAACTATATTTGTAGAAAGAACTTTTCTTTCTAATTCTTTTGGAATATAACTTGGGTCTGTACCATAGTATAAACACAATAAATAAGATAATCCATCATGAATAGGTATTGAATTTGTGTTAAATACTTCTCTTATTTCAGAATTAAATTCTAATGCAATTTTTTTTCTACTCATAATTTATATAACTTATATGTTCAACATTTTTTTTATTAAAATCTAATAAAACCTTATTTTTCCAATCTTCATCTACTGTATTAATTACACATAGTATATAAATATTAGCTACATATCCATCTTGAAGAACTAATGACCTCATTTTTTATAAAGTATTTTTATCTGCACTACACAGTAACTTTATAACTACATATCTCTATGTAGATTGGACTATATCTTTAAATTTAAACTTTGGTTTTTTTACTTTATTACAACAGTTTTTCCAAAAAAAATTTCTAGATTTTCCTGTTATTTTAATAGCTTCTTTGATACTATTAAATTCTATACCTGTACTTATTTCTATTATACTTTTAGTTTTTACCATACTTCTAATTTGTTTATAATAATTACTATCTTTTAAAGAATTTCTTTCTTTTGCTTTATCAGATAAATATTTTTTATGACTTAAACTTGTAATATGCTCTCCTTTTTTTATAATTTTATATTTATTAAAGGCATCTCCTTCATATCTAAATACAAAATTTTTATAAGTATATTTTTTAGTACCATTTGCAATACTATAAATAGTACCATTAGCTTCACAATTACCTAATTTACACGCAGCTTCATAACCAGAGTTATATTCTGCTATTTTATTACCTAATAAATCATATTGAATCATTTTTTTAGCTGTTTTATCTAAAAATGATTTATAAGGTTTATTACTATGTGTTATTATTGTATTTGTAAGTGGTATTTTTAAATCTAAATAATAGTTTATCCAATACATTTCTTTATTACATAGTTCTTCAATAGTATCTGCAATGTCAATTTGTTCAATAATAGGTTTTAAACCTTGTTTTTTTAAACTTTGAATCCAATGAGATTTATGTGTAACTTTATGCTTTTCTTTTAAATGTAGTGAAAGTCTATAATCTAAACTTAATTTTGTTAAACCCACATATCTAATTATGTTAGATTGAGGGTCTTTTAATATGTATATTTTACCAATCATTTTACTATCTATTTTTGTGTTATCACCACAAAGATAAGTAAAAATATTAAATTTACCAACTTTTTCCAAAAATATTTAGTTAGAATATTAATGTACTTCCTTTCATAGGAATAGTCTCTGAACTTTACTCTATTGATATTAGAGTCTTAGCTGCGGATTTTCTAATCTTGAATCTTTTTACTATACCTTTGGAGTTACCCATTGCCATTAATATATTACTATATTAATTTAGTAATTCAAGTTCTAAAGATGTCCCCGCAATTTAATTGGTTTAGCCAAGTCTTTTTCAGCTATTTTTTGTGTAGCATCGCCCTTGTTATTTGAATTAACTTGAACTATAACAAAATTATCAACATTTTTATAAGTAAAACCAATTCCACCTGCATTTACACACGCTAATTTATTAATTTTACCATCTAAGAATAATTGTAAATCTTTGTCATCTCTTTTAGAATGATATGTATTATTACATATATTTTCTGCTTGTTCAATCCCACCTGTAAATATAAGAGTTCTTCCTTTGAGTTTAGATACAAATTTTTTAGCAAAATCATTTTTTGATTTTAAATTATATAAAAATCTCATTCTATTCANATAAAAAAACTTAGGNACAACTTGTCCTGAAAATAATTTAGCATTAATAAGTCTACTTAGATATCCATAGTTAGCTTCTTCTGTTTGCATGAAAGATTTATTTTTACTTCCTGCTACTATATTTTTATCTTTGTTATTTAGTCTACACTCTATTACTTTAATTTTATAAGGTGCTATAAGACCATTTTCAACAGCTTCATCAATAGACATATTTGTAAGTATTTTTAAATCTAATCTATTATATAACTCTTGTTTCTCTTTATGTTTAGGATGTGTTCCTGATAGTCCTATTATTGATTTATATTTAATATTTCCATTAAATAATGGTTCTGTATTTGCTATTGTGACCCCTTGGTATTCCATTTGTGTATAATCTTTATTATTAGTGATTAAATCTAATAACTCCTATACACCTTATAGTTTCCTATAAGATTAGACTATATCTTAATTATTTCTAAAGTATCTGTAGAATTAAAAAATTTACTATTTTTCCAATTTCTTTTATTATGTGCAACAAGATTTAAAAAAGATCGTGAACAACTAATAAAATTACTTAATTCTATTAAAGAATATTTTACATCATTATATATAAAATATATTTTTTTCTTTTTATCTTTTATTATTACTTCATTTTCGTAATTTTCATAATATTCATTTTCATAAATAAAATGATATCCATAACAACAACAACTTCTTTTAGATAAAACTTCACTTATATTGGTTTGAGGTATATTTAAAACATTCGTAGCATTAATTAAAGATTTAAAATGTAACACATTTTTTTCTTTATCAATTGCTATAATACTTTTCCAATGTCCTCTTGCAGATTTATTTATGGAATCTATTTTTCTATTTATTATTAAACCAGTACCTCCCCGTGATGTATTTGTTAAATTTTCAAATCTTTTAATCCAAATTTTTTCTTTTTGTTCCCAATTCTTATGATTACAATATTCTAATAAACAAATAATAGGTTTTTTATTTTGAGAAATTAAATTTTTAATCCAATTCCTTTTATGTGTACCATTATTTTTAGAATCATAAATATGTTGAGATAATCTTTGTTTTAAAGATGAAACTGTAACACCAATATATTTTATTTTTAATGTAAAAGGGTCTTTAAGACAATATATCTTAAATACTCTATTTTCTTTATTTTTTACTTTATTTATATTCATAACATTTGATTTATATCAAGATGTTACAAAGATAGAAATAATTCTCTCCATTTCCAAATATTTTATCAGAATATTTGTACGAATTTTCATTCTAGTCGTTGAACTTTCTACTCATTAAGTAGCTTAGCTGCTGATTACCCAATCTTTATCTCTTTTACTATACATATTACATTACTGTATGTGGGAGTGTATAAAGCTCTAAGGGAGTTCCAGTCAATTAGAAGAGTTTTAATTGGACAAATTTTTATCCAAAATAATTTTATCATATTTACCTGTATGATTTGCTAAAGAAGCATAACATATAATATCTGTTTTTTTCAAATATTGTGTAGCTTCCCATTGTTTAAATTCTGCTGGAATATCCTCATCTCTTAATTTTGTATTAGGTGTAACCCATAATATTTTTTTAGATTTTTCTTTTTTAATTATATCTATACCTATTTTGGTTTTTCCTATTCTTGGGGCAAGATTAAGTAAACCATGACAAGAATTTGGAAGAGATTCTACTATTTGTTGTTGTATTTCATTTCTACTTTTATTATTTTTCATGTCTAATGTACATTTGCATAGTTAGTACCTATTTCTATGGATATACCTAAAGGTACATTTAATTTAACTGTTTTGTTTACTTTATCTATTGCAAGATTTAACTTATCTGTAATAATTTGTTGTTCTTCTTTAAGGAATGGAAATAATATTTCATCGTGCATTTGCATTTGAATTTTAATACCTTGTTCTCTTACAGATTTAACAAATAAATCAAAACAATACACACCTGAGCTTTGGTTAAGAACTGAAAATTTATCTTTTTCATATCTTAATGAATACCAAAATTTTGATATTGGATTAAATAACCACATTTGAATATCTTTTTCTACTTTCATAGTTTTAATTTCACAAGCATTTGCTACTTGTTTTACTGCTTTATTTCTTTCCCAATAAGTTTGATGTAATTTTTGTGCTTGTTGCAATGACATACCTGTAGATTGTGCTATTTTAGGGGGTCCAGCACCATATACTCCAGCAAAGTTTACAGTCTTTGCTTTATTTCTTATTTCTGAATAATCTACCTGTTTAGTTTTATGCTGTTCTACTTGTTCAGGTGTTAGCATACCTGCTAAAATTGCAATATCTAAATGGGGGTCAAATCCTGGTACTCTCATTTGAGTTACATATTTAGGGTCAAAGAAATACATATAATGTTGTTTAGTACTATCTTCTAATGATGACATATCTGAACCACATAATAAATGGTTTTCACTTGGTCTAATAATTGTACCCCTTATTTGTTCACCATAAAATTTTGATTTTTTAGGTAAGTTTACCCTTTTAATATTCCATTGAAGTCATTAATTTCAATGTGTTTTCTTATGAATCTATGAAAACTTCTATTTTAAAAAAATAATTCTCATAATATTTATAACTAACTACTTTATATCTCTATAAAGATTGGACCATATCATCAACTATATTAGTTGCAGCCTGTTTCCACTCATTTGAGTGTACGAGTTAAACTCTGGTCTCTGAACTTTTCCCATATCTTATAGACTTAGGGACTTAGCTGCTGATTGTCTTAATCTAAGAGTGTTTGTCACTACAAAGATACAATAATTTTTCAAACATTCACAAATATTTTTTCAAATTTTGTTGTAGTATTATTGTTTTTAAGAGTTTCCAGCAATTAAAGCTGTTTTAAACCCACAGTAAGTTTATGGGTTTTCTATGTTTGAATCTCAAAGTATTTGTTAAACCTGCTATTTCTGCTTTAGTATAATCATTAGAATTTATTGCTTTTAAAAAAGATTTGAATATTCCTATTCTATGATTAACTAAAGAAAGCATATCTAAATTTTCTAATACAGGTTCAATTTCATATAAATCTTTTATAGAATTACAAACTTCATTATCTACATAAATTTGTGGTACTTTTTTTATTTCATTTTTAGTATTTTTTCTATACTCAAATGTTATAGGTTTCCAACCTAATGAAAATAACCAATCTTTTAATTGTTCTGTAGAAGAAGGGTTACCTTGTTCTTCAGAAATTTTTGCCATTATTACTTCATTATAATCTTCAGGTAAATTATTATCAGATAGTAAAGTTAACCAATTTTCTCCAGCAACAGATATATTTCCATCTACCTTTGTCATTTTATTAGGTTTTTTGACTTTTTTATACTCTATTTGTTTAGGCATTGCATTTATTAAAGTGTTAGTTTTTATTTCTTTTAAAGCTTTTAATTCTATTAGACTATTATTTATTAACTCTCTATCCACTTTACAACCAACTTCTTCTTGTTCTTTTGCACAATCTAACTTAAACACCAAATAGTTAATAAGATTATCTATCTGTGTAGTATCATTATTATATAATTGAGTTAAATAATTTAATTGTTTAGAAAATAGTAAACTATTAATTTCCACATCACTTTCACATCTGTGTATATAATCTTCTATATTTAAGTTATTCCAATCTAATATAATAGGTTTTTTAACCCCCAAATCATCTCCCCAATATTCCAAGCCATGGTTAATTCTTGTTGGGTATAAATACCATGATAAAGCTAAACTATCTATAAGTTTAGCTTTTATCTTAATATCTAATAATTTTTCTAATACAGGTATATCATATCTAACTATATTATGCCCACAGATAGTTAAATTTTCTTGTTGAAGAAAATGTTTAATTTCTGTGTAATCTACTAATGATTTTATAGAACTATTTTCATTATCTATATCTTTATAAGATAAACAATGTATTTTAGTAACAGTATCTAATAGACCATTAGTTTCAATGTCCATTATTATTTTCATTTTAATTTATTTATTTAAAAATTTTTATGTATCTTAAAAATATCATTAATTATGCTAAGGTAATATAATAAAAAAAGGAAACCTTTAAAAATAAAAACTCTTTAAAAGAATTTTTATAAGTAAAGGTTTCCAAAGAATACTATTAGAAACTTAAACATGTTCTTTGATGATTTTTCCATCAGTTTCTAATAGAAACTATGCAATAATACTTGTGGGAAGTAATATTCTATTTTATT